TTGCAGTTGCGTTATCGTTTAGAATTCCAGCATGCATTTTTTCATCATAAGTAAGCGTACTGTTGCTCGCCAATTGTGCATTAGCTGCTTCTATTGCCTTCATCTCTGCACCGATTGCTTCTATCCTTGTAGTTGTATCATTAATAATACTTTGAGTCGCAATTTTACTAGATTCAACTTTTGTCTTCATTTCATTGAACTCAATAAGTGCCAGTGCTTCTTGTGCAGTTTGGTTGGACTGTAGCATAGTAATGTTAATGCCAATTGCGTCTGTTTTATCATTTAATACTTTTGTATATTCAGGATACTTGTCAATCATTTTTTGGTTTAAGGCTGACTCTTCTTTAGTTAACTCTGTTCCTTTAGAAAGTTTATCATAGACCTTTTGGTAACTATCAATTAATTGTTTATTTGCTGAGTTTTCCCTTATTTTTAAAGCAATCTTTTGATTGCCTGCTTCAACTGATTGATAATCTAAAGCCGTAGAAATCTTTTTTTGCTCATCAAATAACTTTTGGTCTTCTGTTGCTGGTTTTATAGACCCTTCTAATTCTGCAAGTTTCTTTTTCTTTTCTTCTAACTGAGCTAACTCAACTTCCCCACCTATATCACCAGTAACGTTTTTACTATTTTTAGACTGTAAACCATCTATTTCTGTTTTTAATTGTTGAATCTGTTTTACAGTATCATCATATTTTACAGCGTCTTTAATATGGGCTAGTGCAGTAGCCACATCTTCTAATTTTTTAGGATCTAAAGTATCTTGAAATTGTTGTATCGCAGAATTAAAATCTATTTGTGATTTTGTTGTTATATCTAATTGTTCTTTAATTTTTGCTTGTTGATTTGCATACCCAACAAGCGCTGTTGTCACTGCAACTACTGCTGCAACTGCTAAAAGAATTGGGTTCGCCATTAGAAAATCTAAAGCAGCACCTAGTCCGTATGTGGCTGTCTCTGCAACTCCAAATGATATGGCATATTCCTGTATGGCAATAATAGTACCCATAATTGCTTGACCTTTTAATATTCCTAAAGTTGCAATTACCAAATACAAGGCAGAGTTCAAACCTCCAAATACTGATATGGTATTTCCAATTGATGTAATAAATCCAGTAAATCCAGATATTGTACTATTTATGGCACTAGACGATAATAGATTCAACCAAATCTTTTGAATGGCATTTGTAAGGTCATTCAATCTTGCTTCTGTACTCTTACTTTTTTCAGCATATCTGGTCATTGCTGATCCTGAAGAGTCCAATTCAGCAGATTGTAGCTTTAATGCTGTGTCCATGTTATTCATGAGAATCAAAAAGTTTTCTCTTTGTCTCGTGCCAGCAAGAGCCTTTGCTGTTGCAGACTGCTCTACTTCAGAAAGAGTATTCCATTTACTACTTAATTCATTAATTACTACAGAGAAATCTTTAAATTCTCCAGATGTTGATCTAATTGAAATATTTGCATATTTTTGAAAGTCTCTTTCTACATTTGATATGTCTTGATTTTCAGCATCAAAGTTTTTGCCACCTTTTACGTCTTGGAATCTGGCGAACATTGTTTTAAAACTTTCACCAATGCTTGACGCACTCTTTCTACTAACACTCGAAACTGTACCTATGTATGACACTAAATCACTAAAACTAGTTCCTGCCATCTGTGCGGAAACCGATGTACGTTCTAACGCATCTCCAAGTTCTTTTGTTGAAGTAGCAGACATATTATCGACTGTAGTTAATTTATCTACTACATCCATTGCATCAGTAGCATCCATCTTAAACCCATTTGTTATGGCAATTAATTGGTCTGCACTTGATTTGGAATCTTGTCCAGCAATTGCTCCCATAACCGTTGCTGATTGAATTAATTTTAATGTTTCTTCTTGAGTATGACCTGCCCTTAAAAATTCCTCTGCCGATTTCATAACTTCACCAGTTGTAGAATGAAGTTGGGTTGCTAAATCTGCATATGCTTTTGTCATTTCCATTACAGAATCTCTTGTAATACCAGTTATCATGGAAATATTTGTCATAGATTTGTCAAGCGTGTTAATGAATGTGAATCCCTCTTTAATTTTTGTGAGGGTTCCAAAAATCAAACCTCCAACAATTGTCCACTGTGCCATTTTTACTGCGTTATTTAATAAATCAGACCCAAAATTATGTGATGCTGATCTTGCCTCATTTAGACCTGCTCTCATATTATTGGTAGCAGACGTTACTTGAGCAGATTGTGTTCTAAATTCATTTATATCAGTAGCATTACTTAGTGACCCAGAAGAAGCATTGATTGCACTTATTTGAGATTGTACGGCAGGAGTTTGAGACAACCTACCGAATTGACTTTGAATGTTTCTCATTGCCAATTGATTTCTTTCTTGAAAAAGTGCAATTTGTCTTTGTAGTTCTACATTTTCTAATCTCGTGTTTTCTATATCTCTAGCTGAGACAAAATTAATATTTGTTTCAGACCTCATGCTTGCCATCAAAGTTTTTAACGATTCTAATTGATTAAATGCCTCTGGCCCAACAGTAATTGCACTTAATTTTTCTTGAAGTAAAGTCATTTGTTCCTCAGTTAATTTAACGGAAGACGCTCCTGCTCTAACTTCAGCAAAGAGTAAATTATATTTTTCAGTTGTACTCTGTATTGCTAATGATTGTTTTTGTTGAACAGTATAAGTTTTTTCTATTTCAGTTGCTAATTGATTATAAGTAGCAACCTCATTCTTTAAAACTTGAACACTTTCCATAGAATAATTAGAATGATTCAATCCATCTATTTTATTTATTAAACCTTGAGATTCAGCGGATAATTCAGGCATGAACCTCATTTTACTCATAGACTGAGATAAAGATAATTGAGTCGCTTTTATCTCATCCAACATCATTTTCTCTTCTTTGAGTTTATTCACTACCTGAGTAATAGCACTGACTTGATTACTAATATCTTGTTTATCAACAGCAGTAGAGTTTTGATTCAGTCCCATAATACTATTAGTAGCAGTTTGAACCATTGGCTTAACTTCTGGGATATTCTTGAATTTCTCCATAGTTTGAAGTAATCTAAGTTGAGACGCTTCTAATCTATCAACAGAATTTTTTTGTTGATCTAAATTTTGAGACACTTTTGTAGAATTGGCATATTCTCCTGTTTTAGCATTTAGGGTTTGGATACTTCTTGTTAAATCTCCTATCCCCTTGCTAGTCTCTATAGCTTTTGTCTTAAATTTAGTTAAATCTTCTCCAAAAGTTGTAATTACTCTAGTTATATTACCCTCTGCATTAATTACTATTGGTTTACTGGCTTCTTTTGTAATAGTCTGCATTTTTTCCATTAGGGTATTCAGAGCAACATTGTCTGTGGTAACTTTGAGTGTTAATGGTTTTCCTTCTACCTGAGTACGAATGTTTTTTATGCTTTCTAATATCGTTGCTTCTGAACTTTTATCTAATATTGCTTGTATATTAATTTGAATCATATCCGACATTAATCTAATCAACTCCTCTACATTAAAAATAGAGGGTGATTGCCCTCTGATTATATTACGCTTATTCCCTCTTTGATTAGCCCCTTAATTAATATGTCTCTCGCTTTTCCTGACTCTAAATCTTGTTTAGTCTTTTCAATAAATTTCCTTGGTTTAAGATAATCAGAAGAGCCATAATAATCATATTCCCCATATCCATTACCATCACCATATTCAATTAATCCTGCTAATTCAAATGGAGGTTTACCGTGAGGGTTATAATCTGGATTACTCATGGTATTATTATCAACGGACAACACGACCATATTTCCTCCAGAAATAACATCATGGCTCATATTATTAATATCTGACAACCCACCATTATCTTCTCGTCTCATATATTCCTTTGGAGTATACTCATAGACAACTTCTTTTACATTCTCTGATTCTAATTGTTTAACTTCTAATGCTACTGTAGTTGACATTGCTTTTTGAACCTTTAAAAGTAAATACGCTTCTAATTGTTTAATACTATCAAATTTAGGCATTTAAAGTTGCCTCCTTATGCCTTTGTCTTTCTTGGTGTTGGTGTTGGAGTTTTTTTGGATGGTTTAGTAGACTTGTTAAAATTGGCAAGGATACTAGGGATGCCCTTCATTAACTCCCCTAATTCTCCTTGTGCTGGAAGTTTTAAGGCAATTTTATTTAATACTTGACTTAAAATAGATGCAACACTATTATTAATCTCAATCTCTTGTTTAATTTTATCCTCTAAGATATGATTGAAATCATCAAGATCACATTTCAATTCTACAAACTCAATAATTTTATGCTCCTTACAAAAGTCATAAAACTCAATTGCTAATACTGAATCAATATTATTCTCTGCATCATACAAATCTTCAAATTCAATATCTGTATAATTGGCTAAGAGATACAAAGATTTAAATAAAGATTTAAGAGTGAAATCTACTTTTATAAACCCATTTTCATCTTTGTTAAGGCAAATTGCAATAATATTATCAACTATATTTTGTTGAGATGCTAGGGGTACATAATTAAAGTTAATAAGACTAATAAAGTTAGTATTACCTGATTGGATTTGTTCTTTTAAATCTTTGAATTTCATAAAAATTTAATCTCCTTTAATAATTAATTATTATTTTTAGCATTGACATATTTTATAATATATGTAAATATAGTTATATAAACATAAGATAAAAAGGGAGTTGAGTGATATGATGATTAATTTAGCAATTGGAAGTTATTTTTTATCTATACTATCTATATTAATGGGACTTGTTAAGATGTTTGTGTATAAAAATGGCACTGCTATTGAGAATTCTGTTAATGCATATGTGGGTAGTGACGCTGCAAACTATGGTATTAATGCGTCTTTATCAACGGCATGGTTTGTTCTAGCTATTTTATTTGTATTAATTGGATTTACATTTATCTTTGTTCATTTTCAGAAGGAGAAGTAAGATTAATTAAATTTAAAAATATAAAAAGGAACTAGATTTGATTTCTAGTCCCTTTTTATTTTAAGTTGATATAAAATCATTGTTGTAATACTAATTCAATAGGCGGCACTTCCATTTTTGAATTTATATTCTTACTCTTTAGAGCATTATCTAATATAGTTTCAATATTATCAAAATCCCAATAAGGTATTCTCAAAAGACGAATATTGTTATTTTTACAGTATTCATCTTTAATTTTATCATGTTTTTGTATCTGAATTAATTTATTATTCATTTTTTCTTTATTTTTACTAAATCTAGCTGGAAAATAGTGTTGCTCTCCATCATATTCAATTAAAAATAATAAATTATTATCTTTTTTTAATACAACAAAATCAAATGGTAAAGGTCTTCTATTTCTGCAATCTTTAATTCTAAACTGCTCTTTAAAATTTACATTATATATTTTTAAGTAATTTCTAATTACCTTTTCACCTTTTGATGAGTTACATTCAGGGCATCCTGTTGCATTGCCATCTTTTCTATTCCTTTCATAAATTGTCGCCTTCCATTCATAATCGCAATCTTTACATATCCACCACGCATATTGACTTGAACTAGGAGTATATTCAGATGGTAATATATCATTATTTTTGTAATTCCATTCCTTACATAGTTCAGGATTATCCGATAATAAATTATAATCATCGCTCGATCTGCGATGAGTTGGGCAACAAAATGGACAACCACTGTTTACATTAGTTCTACTATTCGGGCTTGCTTCCCATTCATGTTTGGGATTATTTAAACACTGCCACCAAACTTTCTTATCGTATCCTATAGTTACATTGTAGGGAGTTAAGCCTTTATTTAAAACTGGATGCCAACTAGATGATACATCAGGTCTTTTAGTAGCTAAACAATTTGATAACCCTATTTGAACTCCTGCACAAAAAGGACAATTATTACCTTGAACGATGTTCTTCCATTTTGATTCAAACACCTCTGCACAATCATCCTTCAAACACTTCCATTGGAGTTTTTCATCGTTTCCATTATATATATCACTTAATAATTTATATGATTTATTATTCAAAATGCACCATAATTTTATGTTTTCAATTGTATATATATTGGATATATGGAATTTAGATAATTTCTTTTGTTGTATATTATTTAAATTTTGACTATATAAATAACCATCTTCATCCTTAAATGTTAAATCAGTATGATTATTTTCATATGTCTCACTTACCAGTTCTAATAGGAAATTCTGTAGCACTAACCACAGTTTTATATTTTGTATTGTGTAAGTATTCGATTTGTGGAACCTTTGCGGTTCACCATTTTGTAAATCATGCAAAGTGGTTAGATAAAGATACCCATCAGCATCCTTTAATATCATCTTATCGTTACTTGCTGAATATTTTTCACTTAATAATTCATATGGTTTATTGTTTAGCTTTAGCCATAATTTAATGTTTTGTAACGTATATGGATTAGATTTATAAAATTTCTTTAAAACTTTTGCATTCTTTATTTCATGAAATGTATTATAATAAAAATATCCTTTACTATCTTTGAATATTAACTTACTAGCACCATTTATATATTCTTTGCTTACTAATGCACAGTCCATACCACTTAAAAATCTTCTTACTTCCTCAATTGTGAACTTTATATTATTTTTACCCATAATTCTTTCCACCTCCGATATTTCTACTCCCCTTACCCTTAACCATTACCAAAATCTATATAATTACAGAGAGAAGTGGCTGGAGTATGCCAATCAGGCTCATGACTTCCTGATCTTTCCCTCTGTAAAACTAACAAAATTAAACCATCTTCTTCATCAAGCCATCATATTTCCTATAAATATCCTTAACCGATTTTCTAGACTTTCCAATACAACCCTTTTTAACATCTTTCCATTCAACAGATAAATTATAGTCATATGATAAATGAATATTATCCAAATGCTCTTTTTCACTAACTTCGATAACTTCCCAAGTCAAATTATCGAAATTAGATATAGCATTTAATTCTCTTAATTTCATAACCTTCAGTTCGGCATTCTCTCTTATTAGATTACCAGAGATTGCAAACTCATCTGAAATGTAAGCCCATTTCCAATCTGATTTTTCTTCCATAGAGCAAATTTTAATTCTTCCCTCGGAGCACCCATTGGAATCCTTAATGATAAAAATGTTTCCCATTATGTAATCCCCTCTACTAGCAAATGTTAAGGCTGATTTAACTACCTTACATTTACTATTATAGAGGAGAGTGAACCAGAAGTCAATAGTAATATGAACAATAGTTTAGAAAATATACTACCAAAAGTTCATTTACTTAATGGTATAATAAATATCATTGTTATCTTTATTATCATAAACATGTATTTCAAATAGATCAGTTATTTGACACTCTAATACTATTGCAAATCTTGCATAGACGTTCATCATCATATCGTCACCTTTGAAAATCTGATACATTCTGGATTTTGATATCCCAACCTGATCAGCAATCCAAGTTTTCGTTGAACCTCTAAGATGTTGGTATTCATTCACTCTTTGTTCTATTTTATTGACGATTTCAAATTTAAACATATTATCATCACTCCGTTCAATACTATTATTGATTCCCATTATACTATAAACCATGCTCTTAACAAAAGGTAAATAGTGTAATGAACTTATCGTTAATAGTATTGTAACATATGAGTGATTATAAGTAAAGATAACATTATATATTATTTGTATAGTGAAGGATTTAATCCTAATTCCCACCCTCTAAGCCACGCAAATCCCAAGCACTAATAAGTTTACCTCTAATGAATTTGAATTGATTTTAGGTGTGTTTTAGTGAATGTGGTAATTTGAAAGTGGTGTGGGAGTAGGGTTTGAGGGAGGGGGATTTATGAATGTTTAGAAGGAAGGTATGATTATTTTACAAATCATCTAATCCTTTTTGCTCTACTTTTTTCATACCATCTTCGTTAAAATACTTACCTAATTCATCATCAACTTCTGTGTCATCATATAGATCCACCATTGAAATATTCTCCCATCCAACTATGTCTTTAATTATAGATGCTGGAATATTACTTTTGCACATAGAAGTTGTGAAGAAGTGGCGACATGAATGCCAGTAAAAATCTATACCTAATATTTTAGAAAATGATTCAGCATAACTATCAACAGAAGTTACTAGCAAAGGTTGCCATTCTCCTGCTCTTTTATTAGCGAATAATTCATCACAAGTAATTCCCAATTCTTCCCGTTGTTTCATCCACAAATCAAAGTAAGGTTTGAATTGAGCAACAATTACATATTTATTTATGAACTTCCCGATACCCCTACCTTTAGTTTTTATTTTTTCAGGTGTCTTATATAGAGAACCATAGATTATATTTTGTTCTGTAAAGTATGAAACCTTGAACCTAAGTAGTTCACTTTTCCTTGAACCAGAATTAAGTGCAAGAGACAAAACACAAGCTTTTTGGTATTGCTTGTTTTCTACAAGATAATTTAATAATCTTTCTATCTGCTCATCTTCTAAGACAGTCTTCTCTCTAACCTCTTGTTTTGGAGGGCTGGGAATCTTATTAATAATTGGCTTGTAATTTTCATAGAGATCGTCCATCATATTTTCAATAAAATTAGATAAACTACTTAATACTGCTTTCCTTCGTCTAATCCTATTTGAACTTAATTCTAAGTCTGATATTAAATGGCTTTGGTATTTCATTACATCTCTTTTAGTAAAATCAATGAAGAATTTATTATCATTGTTCTGTAAATTCCAAACGAAAAACAAATCGAGGTCACTTTTATATGCAGATATAGTTGTGGTTGCTTTACCAGTGGCTTTAAGATATTCAACAAACTCTTTTGATAATTCTTTATTTTCTTTAGATATTTGAGCAATTAATTCAGGAGATGTTTGCATTTCTTTACGGGTTTTTCTAGGGATATTAATCACCATCCTATTTATATTATTTTACCTTAGTTTTATCTTTAAGTAATTTCTTTGCTTTCTTCCTATCTCTTTGACCTTTTTCAATAATGCTATATTCTTTCCACCCTCCGTCAAGAGTGCAATGTCCAATCCAACGATAATCAATTTCAGGAAATTTATAGTGGAATAGCTTTTTTTTGAGCTTGGCTACTGGGTCCACCATTCCTCCTTTGACATCCCAGACTATAACTGATTTATCAAAATAAGTCAGAACATAATCTGCAACATAATTGATAGCGAGAATATTCTTATCGTTATATTTATATTTTTGTTGTAATTCATATTTAATTTGCCTTTTGCAGTCTATAATTGAGCCATCTGCTAATCCTATTTCAATAACTTCTTTGTAGAATTTTAACTCTAGCAAACTGTCGTATTTTATTCCTTTATATGTACGCTTGAGTTTACCTGCATCAGATAAATCTACATGAAATTTACTATACTTTTTCTTAGCTACTTTAAACACTCCCTGTATTCATTTATTTTGTGACACAACAAAAAACACCTCCAAAAAAAAGAGATGTACTTTAATCAATCGCAAATATTTATTTAACTAACCTTAACCAATAATTCACTCATACTCAAATCAGCAGGACTAACAATAATATCCTTAAACTCAGGTAATAAATCTATTCCTGCGTAAAGATAAGCCATATATGCAAACTGTGAGCAGATAAGTTTATTTTTCACAACTGGAATATGTAAACCTAATTCTTTATGTAATAACTCTGCAAATATTTCTTCATAATTATATTTAGTGGATATTTTTAAGAGAATGAATTCATGTAGTTTATCTATTTGTTCTGGAGTTAATTCTTCTTTATATCTGTAGATGTCATACCCGCTAGGCAAATCCTGTAGATGAGTTATCATAATTCCTTTATCTAATGCTTCTGCTAAGTGAAAATCTTCATTAAGGGAGATAGCACAATGGGAATATTGAGAATGAGTTACAGATTCTATTAGTTTTGCTATTATAGATGTTCCTTTATATAAGAGAATATCATATGGTTGAATTTGCATGAAGGTTAGGACTCCTTTCTTGTTGTTATTTATTATTTTTCGTATAGTTTTGATGATTATAAAAAGGGATAAAAAAAAGAGAGGAAGAGAAGATTTTATGCTTCTGTCCTCTCTTTTTAGTTGGTTATATAACAATATGAGATGTATAGTCGCATATTTATTTTCATAGTGATGGCTAGAAGGCTTATGCTCCTTACAATAACCAAATATATTATATTACATAGTATTCAATAAATCATTCTTTGATACCCTATGCAACTTTCCAAATTCGTAATCTTTTTCATATTGTGATGTTATTACTTTTGAACTATCCACATCAAATTTAATCCATGAGTGTCCTGCTTCTAAATAGTCTTTTGCTTCCTCAATCATTTTTAAAATAATATCATCTGACGGTATATAATCTTTAATAGATACTAATCTAATCATTTTCCATCCAAGATTTTTAAGAAAATAATTCCTTTTAATTTGTTTATCATCAAATTTAGTCTGAGTTATCTGGCCCAATTTTACATTTAGATCATGTCCTCCACCGTCATATTCAACATATATATTATCTTCTAATTTTATGTCTAGGTTGTAACTCCCAACTGGATAATTTAGTTCTCCTCCAAATAAATTATGTAAATATATTTGTTGCTTTGATACTGGAGTTGTACTATGTAAATATAATGTTTTAGCTTTTTTTATCATAACTTTCTCTGTTATACCTTTAATATGATGAGGGTGGTCTACTCCGTATCTTTTAAGCATTGTCACCTTGTATTTTTCTTGGATAGATAGGTCTTGAAAAACATTTTCACACCCATATCTTTCTACGTTTGTCTGTTTTAGTTTCTCATATATTTCAGAGTTCTGCAGTGGACTCTCTACACCATAACGTTCTTTATTAGTTTTTCTAATTTTATCTTTTATTACCTCTGATCCAAAAGGATTTTCAGTACCAAATTTTTCAATATTGGTTTTTATTTGTTTTTGCTTAATTTCATCAATTTGCCAGATGTTATCAACATTATATTTATTTTTTATAGTTTCATTATATTTAGGTCCCCTACATTCTTGGCATGCATCTTTACTATTAAATTCATTATTTTTTAATTGTAAATAAGAACTATATTTTCTAGGAAATGTTCCTCCACAGTAATCGCAACCAACTTCCACCAATGTTTGACTATATTGTGGCAGATCCTCAACACTGACTACAATATCATCTTTCCATTTAGTAAAAGTATACCCCTTACCTGTATAATATTCTCTGTTTTTAGAATTCCATTTTACAACCGCTGTTTTACTTACCAACATATTTTTCTCTCCTTTTCTGAATAAGGACATGGGAAAGAGACTACAATATCAGAATTATGTAGCCCCTTTTATTACTCAATTCAATCTTGCAATACTGAATTAAAACCATATATTATTTATTTAACTAATGTCTTTATAGGTAAATAACTCAATGTATTTACGTCTTCTAAATCTCCAACATATTCTACATTAATGCTTCTACCAATAAATGCAGACTTATGCTCAACATAATAACCTATTTCATCAATAGGTAAATCAAGTGGAACAGCCATTCTCCATCCATTGACCATGATTACAATAGAATCATCGTATGCATCAATTATTCCAGTATTAAAAGATTTTGTTTCTACGTCCTTAGCCACTACTTTATCCTCCTTTAAAAAGAGGTAGCAGTAAACTACCTCACAATATTATATATTAGTTAAATCAGACAATTAAAGCCTCATCGAACACATCTAAATACCACATATCGGTAGATGTTGCACTCTTCAAGATTTCTACAGGAAGTGACAATGTGCTCGGATCTCCCTCTGCTTTAAAGTCCATCTTCCAAGTTTCCTCAAATTTTCCGTTCGGAATAACAATTTGTGCAGCAAAATCCGCTTTAGTATACTCGTCACGAACGAGAACTTCAACAATAATTTTGAATGAAGCACCAAATTTATCGGAAGAAATTTTAATTCTTGATGCGGTTGCATCTGTAGTCATTTTGTAATAAACACGGAACATAGTGGAATCAGGCTCTGCACCAGCAAAAAATGTCAATACTTTCCCTGCAAGTGAAAATAGTTTTAATCCAGTCGTTGGAACTCCCAAGGTATACTCCGCACCATTTGTACCATCCGCATTTAGTTTATAAACACTAACAATTGCTCCTGTTGGTGTTTTAGAAAGAGTAATTGTATTAGAAGTAACCGCTAAGTCATCAATTTGTTGAACAGCAACCGCACCAGAAGAGATTGCATTACCAGTCAACATTGCTAAAGCTTGTTTGTCAAAGATAGCATCTTCAAAAGTGATCTTTGCTGTCTTATCAGACGAAAATCCGACAAGTTTCGCGTTTCCTCGACCACCTTTGCTATAAACTGTGGTTCCTGACGTTTCTACGCCTGAAGTTTTCAATGTCTTGAGTGTTACGATTGCCTTACCTGTGGTGAGATCATAAAAAGTTGCTTCTCCGCAGTCACGGATTGCAAAACGATTTGGTGAAGCCATTATTAATTCCTTCTTTCTTTTTAAGTATTAGATATGTATTTTTTAATCCAAGAAATTTTCTTGGGATTAAGCGTTTTGCCATCTATGTTTCCAGAATATAAACCAGTCATAGTATTGTTATAATTATCAACTATCTCTAAACGATAGTAAGCATCATATAATTGGTAAATAGTTAAATCAAAAACATTAAAGATATTAGTATTTGTTGATTTCCAAGCAACTCCACTTATAATACTATTTAAGTCAACATCCTCTTCTTTATGGAGATTTGCATATACTTCATTTTTCTTTTTAATCTTCTCTATAATTGCTCTTGCTCTATCATTAGCAGGATTATATTCTGGTTCTTTTTCGATATTGATATTGTACATTTTCCTAAATATCTCAATTACTTTATCAGAATTATCTCTATTTAAAAAAGCCAATTCTCCACCACTAACAAAAGCAAAACTTTGATTATCAGGAACAAAAAAAATCTCATCATAATTTAAGAAAGTCTTTAAAAACTCCAATAAAGAATTTATTAATTGTTCATGAGAAATATACAAATCATAATTCAACAATTTATTATATTCATATTCTGGAATATCCTCTTTGAATTTACTTTTATCAAATCCAAGAATACTCAATGTTTGAATATATTTATCGAACCCTAAATCATCGACAATATATGCTAATGTTAAAGGTTTTATTTTTATGCCATCAACTACAATGGTAGACCCTTTTAGGAGTTTAAGTTCTAGCTCTGCATTACTGCACATATAGCAACATCCTCAATTAAAGTCACATATTTTGTAACTAACTCGATACCCAGAATAACTAGCATTTGCCCATGTTATATTACCACTAACAAACTGCATCTTGCCCATGCCAATTCCATTAACTGAATTAAACAATGTATCAATCTCTTTCATAATAGCAAAAGGGCGGAGCATCCCATCCATTCTCCATAAAGAACTATGACACAAAATTATAAATGTTAGCTGACTATTCTTGAAAGCAGGATTGTCCTTACCTATTTGAAAATTATCAAACATAATATTAATTTGTGAAGTAGCTACAGAATCAACTTCTGGGGTAAATGGATATGGGTAAATCTTGTCAAATAATAAAGAAGAAGTATCAGCAATGTCAACTTCAGAAAGTGGACTATTTGAGGTATAATTTAATAGTTTACATAGATTTTGATTATCAATCATTTTTAACAAAACTGTCATGATATTTGAGTCCAATTCATCAAATCTGCTCATTTGTCCACCTCCTAAAATAAGCCAACAATCTTGATTTCTTTCTCTGTGTAATTTGTATCATCAGAAACTAAAGTAGAGCGTAGTTTTACATACTTGCCAACATAACTAGAATTACTAGTTGCTGTAACAGTACAATCAAATCCATTGATAATAATAGTGGCATATATGTTACTTGTTCCATCTGAATTAACTAAACTATAAGTACAGTTTTGATTAAATACTTCTACTCCATTATTCAAGAAGTGCGAAGTACATATTAAACTTCTGCTTATTTTTAATGTAGAATCAGAAGGGGTAATTGCTATACTATAATTATTACTTACCGTCATATCACCATGAATAGAAATACTAGCACTCATAGTTCCAAAAGTAGCTGTAATAACTGAATCTCCAGTACCTATTGCAGTTATTAATCCAGTTGTACTAACAGTGGCAACATTCAAATGATCAGAAGAATATGTAACTCTTGAATTATCAACAATTATGCCATTCTCTTTGCATTGAATATTTAATTGTAAGGTAGCATTGGAATAAAGTAGATTTGCCGAAGCACCATTTAGGATATAGATTTCTTGTATAGGTTGATGTGAAAAATAATTTGCTATTTGAAGTATCAAATTATCATCATCACAAATCAAATCTTCTTTTACCCTAACATCAATCAATCCTTTTGTACTTATAGGATCAGTACCTCGCACGATATACGCTCCACCATTAAGAATAAATCTAGTACCAACAATAATACTCAATCCATCAGTACTGCTAGGAATCGTGATAATATATTCATCACTAGCCAAACTAATAAATTTATCCACACTCAAATTTATATTCCCCTTGCCAATAATGCACGGAATATCACATAAAAGCGTGTTTTCATTGGGGTTTGTAGGAGGATAGAAGAGGAGGGAATTGTTGGTTCTTGAAACTAAGCATGAGCAAGATGTTGGAGTCGTATTTGTTTCAGTACATATCCAAACATAATTACCAAATTCAAAGATATCACCAATCTTTATTACTTGATTAGCATCCTTAAATATAACCTTTTGATAAGAATCAGGATTCATTGTTAATGTTTTACGATTAAAGAAACTACTAACCCTATAGGTTAAATTCACTCCATTAAGTTTACCATTAACTAATGTCGAAGCATTATCAAATTCATCATCTGCTAATGCTTGAGAATCATCTTTATATCCTTGCATAGGAGAAGAAGGAGCATAATTTAAATATACATTATAATATTTAAGTGTCATTCTCAATCTCCTCCTTTATTTTATTAATGACATTTATGCACTCAAACACAATACGTCTTATTTGTATATGAGATAAATCATTTTCAGTAATAGAATTAATTTTAATTATTAAATCAATCAATATTCCATCAAACAATGAATTTGCAGATTTAATATCAATCATTAATCTTTGAACATATGTTTTAGCAATGTTATTATCTTGTTCGGATAAGGGAAGTATTTTAAAAACACGATCAATTAAATGAGTCAAGAATATATCTTTCTCTTTATTAATCATATTAGAAACTACCATTAGCCCATGCAGACCAAGGGGTATTTTTAATACCATATTGAAGCATGTCTTGACTAATAATTTCTCTCATTCTATTGCTATATTCTACTTTTTCTTTAAGATTTTGACCTTCCGCGTAGTGCTTAAAGTCTGAATCATTCAAGTGTAAATTAAATTGTGTTACATCATTAATCTCTTTTCCTAACCACTTTAACACCATAATCTTAGAAACAATTGTTTTCTCCCTTAGATTTAAGTTGCTATTAAAAGTACCTAGAGATAAATCGAAATCCTCTAAATCCTTTACGCAATTATCAAAATCAGGTATAGCCAACATTAAAAATCCTTCAAGATAGATAGTCAACTCAGAGGAAACTAATCTATTAAGTTTATAATCCTTAATCTCCATGAGAAAAAGGTCATAGATTTCTTCAAATGAGGTGTTCGACATTTAATCACCCCTGACTTATTTGCGGTTGTTTATATCCTTCAGACATGTCAACAATATTCTTGCCATACATTTTACTTATTGCATCGACTTTGTTTAAATCTACTTCTTCATCATTTGCAATTTTACGAGCAATGATAGAAGCAATTTGTTCTTTCTGCATATCCGTAGAATTCTCAAATAATTCATTCATCTCTTGACGATTATAATCCAAAATTCCATCAATAATATCTTTAGAGAGAAGTTTTTGATAGGATTCTGATAAACCGTGATTTGAAATTACATTATCGTCACAAATATAGAATAAACCCATTTCTGCAAATCTAATTTGATAATGCAGAACTTCTGATAAATCTGAGTAAATTATATTCTTTGTTTCTCCATATTTAGAAAATGTGTATGGTTTACCTTGCCCATGCTGATCCGTAGTCAAAACTAATACTCCATCAAAAAGAGAAATAACTTTAATTCTTTTATTTGGATTAACTTCTGTATATTCTTCTTGAATAGGTTGCAATACTACTGGATCGACTACAACCTTTTCCTTGACTACTTCTTTTTTCTTTGAAGCAACTAAAGATTTTACTAAATCTTTAAGTTCATTCAACTCAGATTCTAAATCCTCATAAGACTTAGGTTTAGGTTGTTCTGCAACGACTTTTTTTACTGTTGTTGCTTTCTTAGGTGGTTTAACCGCCATAGTATATCTTCCTTTCATTCCTTAGAAAATAATAGGAGACAGAAAACCATCTCCTATTATTTATAATGTTTATAGTAATATTAAGGGAGGGTAATAACTCCACCAATTGAATTAGTAGCAACAATCGCTGTCCAATTCTTTTTGAGTGTAGTAGTTTGAGTAAGGTTAGCATTGTCATAGACACCAGTTGCTTGTGCAGTAGTTGAACCTTCTAAGCACATTTTAACAATCTTTTGACTAGAAGGACTTACTACATAAATCCTTTTGTTGTCAAGAAGCATATTGAATGGATTAGTCCAATCTGCAACTTGTGGGAGAACTAAAGCGTCATAGTTAAATGCCGTTTGAACATAACCTAATTTTACAAAATCCGAGTCAAGAGTATATCTGAAGTTAGCGTTCGTAGGCAATATTGCACTTAATGCAATTTGAGTTCCCAAGAATACTGCTTTCGCACCTTGGTTATAAGCAGTAACGGTTTGTGCAAGATTTACAGCAGCGTCTTGCGTATATCCAGCAACCCTCAGATTACCAGCACCAGTAGCAAGATTACCCATAGCGGTATTAAATGCATTGTAAGCGTCTACTGTCATTTGGGTTTCGATAGAACGAACAGCTTTCAAAACAAAATCAGCTAAGTTTTCTTCTCCTGCGAGTACACGATATAAACTAACTTGAACTGTAATATCATGCTCTTCAGGAATAGCAGTTACAACACCATCAAATTGTTTATGAACTTCAGAAGTTCTTTTACCTTTTCCTGCTTTAGAAACAACAAATAGGTCACGAGGTTTAACTGTAAATTTAAAGGAATCACCATAACCACCTGTGCGAATATCGCTGTAGATTCCCATAGAGTCAACCAATGTTTCAGGTAGAATCATGTCGATCATAGCATCAATAACTGCAAAAGAAGCCCAGTTATATGTAGGATGACTAGCCCATACTTCAGGTTTAAATTCGCTCATATTGCCAATACCAGATACACGCGAAATTTCACCTAGCAATGCTTTGTGCATTTTAGCACCCTTTTCTTCAAACGAAACAGTATTATCAAATTGAACAACCTTATTGCCATTAATGGATTTATATTGGTTAAAATAGTCTCTGAATGCCTCATAAACTTCGGTCTTTCCTTGTGAGAAAGCCATTACATTAGCTGGAATTTTCATATTATTAAATCCTCCTTATTTTTTATATTTTATTAGTTTGCAGTTGCAGCGAAAGCGAGTGCGAATTGAGCATTTGTAGCTACAGCGAAAGTATTAGCTCCGATTACTCCAGTGATTCCATCAGCAGAAATAGTCAGTACATCTCCAACTTGTGGTTTAAATGCACTAAATACAGTTCCTGTGATATTTACGAAGTCGCGAACGTCTGCGTCAATACCTTTGAATTTCTTTCCACTTGCAGTAACAATTGTTACAACTTCTGGTTCGTAAGCCATGAAGAGTCCACCTGATGCTTCTGCTACTTCAAATTTATAAGCAGTTACGCGTTGAGTACCAATGCTACCATCAGCAATAGAAATATAGGTTGTTGCAAGTAATTTAAGAGATAGTTTCAATGCTCCTGTTGCAGGTTGAAGAACATTCCATACCTCAGATTGTCCTGCCGTTGCAGATTGACCATTCAGATTGAAGACATTACCGTTTTGGATGTCTGCC